GCCCCTAGGCGGAGAAAAGAAAAAGCAGCCCTTCAGCGTCCGATACACGAATAGAAAATCAATAAGAAAATCCCGGTTTGCCCTCTCCATTAAAAAAGTGATTCAGCATCCTATTGGGCAAGCCTTCCACAGAAACCACAAAAAATTTGAGCCCTTGGTGGCCAATGCCTTCCTGGCTGTCTGCAACAAGATCAAGAGCGGTATTGATCTGGCAGAGCTGGCCAAGGTGGTTGAGACGCGGGACTTATATCGCGTGATTGAAATGGTGGCCGGGGACAAGTTCGAGAAGGGTTTGAACGGGGAATTCAAAAAGTTGATCTTTGAGGCCTACCACGCTGGGGCGCTGATTGGGGCATCGCAACTGAAAAATGCTCCGGTCAAAAAAGGCGGCCCCGGGAGCGGCCAATACCTCCACCGATCCTACAATCAAATCCTTTTGGTTAGAACAGCTCGGATAGGAAAAGGTGGCCCTGGCTCTGGTCCACGGCCAGGAGATGGTTCCAAATCCCCTGTTGAAAGTCCGGCCATGTTCACCATGGAGGGGAATGAGTGGATACGGAATCGTGAAAAGAATAACGACTACAATGACATTCGTGCCCGACAGTTAAAGGCAGAAGGACTTACTACGGCAGTACAAAACATCAACACCGGAACTGTAACCACAGCAGTGGGGAATGAGATACACCATGAGGTGGCCGTTAGGGCCGAGGAAGACAGGTACAATAAATTTAGGGAAGAGTTCCCGCAACTTCACACCAAAATGCCCACATACGAGGACTACAACAATAACTACACCCATGGATTTACGGATAAAGATGGGAATTTCCTGACCCGGGCGGAAGCGGACACTTTGACCGGGGGCTATCATGAAACCTACAATCTTCAAAGGTTCCGGGAGCTACAGTTCGTGGAAAAAGGCGGCCCCGGGAGCGGCCCCCACACCACAACCGGCGCGGACAGATTTAAACAAATCCTGGCCTATCAACGAGCCCTCGAAAACAACAAGCCTGCCCTAAAGCATGACATCAGCGGTGAAATTGTCCCTGCTGAAGGCGATGAAATGCACCTGGACATCCTGGACCGTATCGGTGGGGATGCCCGGGACTGGCAAGAAGGGTTTTTGACTAGGGACGGTAGATTTGTTTCTCGGGATCAGGCGGAGAGCCAATTAGGATTCCGAACCTTGGCCTTTAAATCTTTTTCCGGTTCCCTCGATCTTCAGAATGAAGACGCAGTGGACTACCTAAGAACAGAGCTTCCCACCCTGATTAAGGAAATAAACAACCAGCAAGCCTTGGCCGTCCAGGCCGTTCTGCTCCAGGGTATCCACGGGGGCATGGATGGACCGGCTATTGCGCGGCAATTAAAGCAGGTTGTGGGATTGACAGAGAAACAGGCCCAGTGGGTCATTAATTTCAGAACTCAGCTGATGACCGGCGTAAATGGGAACTTTACCCCGGTGGACGAGAGACGGCTTTCTGCGGTGGATGCGTCCATGGCCCAGGATCAGTTTGAGGCACTGGAGAAGGATCCGGCCACTGTGGACTTGCTTGTGGATAAGTACGCGGCATCGTTGACGGCAAAAAGGGCCATGGACATTGCTGTTTCAGAAATTCATTCCGCCGAAATTCAAGGCCAGCAGGAAATTTGGAATAAGGCGGTGGACCTGGGGTATCTGGATCCGGATATCACTAGGCGCATGTGGGGTGGGATTCATGATGGAAAAGAGCGGGAAGACCACATAGCCACAGAAGACATGAACCCGGATGGGGTCAGGATTGACGAACCGTTCCAGACTCCGATTGGGGAAGTGATGAATCCGGGGGACTCCGGGGATGATGGGTTTGATGACAATTGCCGATGTTTTGTGAGTCTTCAATTTTTAGACGCCTGGGGAAAAGGAGCCCCAAATAATGAGGACCAGGACAGTTCTACCGAGGAAGAATAAATAGTTGTACCTTTAACCTGTAGTTCCAGTATATAATCCAAATAACCAGACAGGGCCCTTCGCCCCTGGTTCCTTCCGAACTTTTTAACACCCGTAGCCCTTGTAGAAAAAATCAACAAACAAAAATTCCTAAAAAGGTTTCCAAGTGCCCGATATCACGATGCGTGGTCCAATTCAAAAAATCGATGACGATCAACAGATCGTTTATATCTGGGCCAGTGTGATTACCAAGAACGGGGTGCCGGTGGAAGACAGCCAAGGAGACAAAATATCTCCCCTGGTCCTCCAAGAGTGCGCCCATGATTTCATCGACAAGAGCCGGGCGGGGGGATTCATGCATGTCCCTGGCCTGGAGGCCGGGAAGATTGTGGAGTCGATGGTGTTTGATTATGCCCTCCAAAAATCTTTGGGGATTGTAATTAAGGACCAGAACGGGGACCACATAGAGGGGTGGCTTACGGCATACGCCGTGGACTCTAAAGAGTTGTGGAAGCGCGTCAAGGCTGGTGACTTTGCCGAAGCCTCGATTGGTGGAGAAGCGGTAAGAGTACCGGAGGCAACAAATGGCTAACTGGTTGCAAGCTTTAAAGGTTAAAGAAATCTCCCTGGTGGATCGTGGAGCAAATTCCGGCGCAGTGGCCGTTTTGATGAAACAAGCATCAGAGGTTCAAAAAGATTTGGTGGAGAAGGTGAAGCAGTTTTGCACAACCTTGGGCGTAAAGTTCGAGGACGTGCAAAAAACTTTAGAAAATAATGGGGGTGAGGCTATGCCTACACTGGATGAGGTTGTTAAGCAGATGAAGGAAATGGGAGAAACGATCACCAAAGTTCAGGGTGCGCTGGCTCTCTCCAATTCAATCGGGGCCGTCTCGATTGCGTTGAGCAAGGCAAAGAAAAAGAAGGATGTCGAGGAGCAGGACGGGGAAGTCGAGAAGCTGGATAAGAACGATCCCCGGGTAGCTGTCCTCAAGGAAATGGTCACGGACCTGTTGGCCAAATCCGCGAAGCATGACGCCTATTCGGAGAACCTGGCTGGGGACGAAAAGACCAAGTTTGAGTCCATGCCCATGAAGGAAAAAGACGCGTACATGAGCAAGAACCCGGCAGCGGCTGAAGAGGGCGAAGGCGAAGAGGGCGAGGGCAACGATGAGATGGAAAAGCGCCTCCAGTCTGAAATCAAGAAAAACTTGGACCTCCGGACCCGTGTCGAGAAGATGGAGGCTGTTTCGGACATCGAAAAAATCCGGACGGACGAAATGAAGGATGTGGAGGGAATCACGAAGGACGATGCGGAGGCTATTTACAAGTGCCGCATTTCCAACGCGAATGCCACAAACGTCCTGGTGGCCAAGATCAAGTCCCAGGCCGCGCAGATCAAAAAGAATGCGATCATGCTCAAGGAATTAGGCTTGGCACAGAACGGTCCGACTCCCGGTGGAGCTCAGGAGCAATTGACCGCTTTGGCCGTCCAAAAAGCGAAGAGCGAAGGCATCACCAAGGAAAAGGCGATGTCCATCATTCTCGGAACTCCGGAAGGCAAGGAGCTTTACAAAAGGGCCGAGGACGAAAAGCCCAAAACCGTAGCCGACTAATCATCGGTTTCGATTTAACCCCCTGGCCTGCTGCCTCGGTAAAACGGGGCAGCCACTAACTTAAAACGATCCTTAGCCGGATCAAGGAGAAAACAGCATGGGAGCAAATACCAAAGCTTATGAGGAAGCCCTCAAGAAGATTTCGGGGGCGGTCAACGCCAATGAAAACCTGAACCAGTATAAGTTCGTGGTTCGCGGCGCGGGAACGGGCATGTTCGCCCTCTGCACCGCATCCAACACTGGTGTGGACGGGGTTTTGCAGGACGATCCCCAAGCCACTGGCTACGTTGGTTTGATCGGCATCTCAGGCGTGACCAAGATCGTGGTTGGATCCGCTGGCATCACGGACGGAGATGAGGGCATGTGCGACAGCGCCGGTTGTGTCACCACCACCACAGGTGGCGGGAACATTTCTCAGGGCAAGGCCTTGGGAACGGGCGCTTCAGGGGCCATCATACCGTTCCTGTTGAAGCCCAGGAACACCACGTAAGAAGTAGGTCAAAATTAAATTGGACTGGGGAGGCTAACCCCCTCCCCGGGACTAATTAACAAGCCGGACCGGTTGCCCCGGGACTCGATAACCTTTCAAACTTTCCTCCTAACCGAGGAGAAAGGACTTTCACCATGCCTAATCCGACCATTAGCGATCTGCACGTCAACGCGCCGTTGACGGATGTCAGTATCGCTTACATGCAGGACCAATCGGCGTTCATCGCAGCTAAGGTGTTCCCGAATGTTCCGGTCAAGATGAAATCCGACTTGTACTACAAGTACAACCAGGAAGACTTCATGACCAGTCAGATGCAAGAACGCGCCCCGGGAGCCGAGTCTGCGGGTAGCGGCTGGAGGGTTTCGACTGATTCGTATTTCTGTCGGGACTTCGCGCTGCACGATGACATTCCCGATCAGAACCGGGCCAACGCCGATCCGGTGTTCGACAACCTGGACACGGATTCCGTCAACTTCCTGACTCAAAACGCCATGATCAAGAGGGAGCTGGATTTCGCGTCCAACTACTTCACGGCTGGGGTTTGGAGTTACAACACCACGGGCCAAGCCGGTGCGTCCAACATGGCTGGCAACTTGTCTCAATACTGGAATATCGCGGCCTCAACGCCCATCGAGGACATGCGGTACGCCGTGAAGGCGATTCACAAGGGATCGGGCATCAAGCCGAACTTCGCCATCTTTGGAGCATCGGCCTGGTACGCTCTCCTGGACAACGCCGACTTCCTGGATCGTGTGAAGTATTCGGGTTCCCCGAACACGAACCCTGCGCGTAACTCGCAGGAAATCGTGGCCACGATTTTGGGCCTGAAAAACATCTACGTCATGGAAGCGGTCTACAACACCGCTGCCGAGAACGCGGGGTTTACGGGCGCTTTCGTGGGGGACAAGGCAGCCTTGATCGGCTACGCTGCTCCCGCCGCTGGCAAACGTGTTGTTTCGGCTGGATACACCTTCTCCTGGACCGGCTGGACTGGGGCCGGAATTGAAGGAAACCGAATCAAGAAGTTCCGCTTGGAACGGAATGCTTCGGATCGTATCGAAATCGAAATGGCCTACGCCTTGAAAGTAGTGGCCCCCTCGTTGGGCTTCTATTTCGGCACCTGCGTCCAGTAAGTAAAACTACTGGCACTTTGGCTGAGTTTTCGGTAATATGGGCGGGAGCTGTAAAAGGCTCCTGCCCATTTTATTTTTAGGGGTGGTTTTGATCCAATAAACAGGAGAAACACCCTATGCCTCAAGAAATACCCCTTCCCGAAAAGACCCCGCAGCAAATTCGTGAGGAAATGGAGGCCGAGGCCAAGAAACACAAAGAAGAGTTTGAAAAGGCAGAGGCGGCCCGGAAGGTTGAGGAAGCGGCAGAGGTGGCCCGGAAGGTCAAGGAAGCGGAAGAAGTTGCCGATAAAAAGGCCATTGAGGATGCAGCCCTGGCCAAGGCTCTGGAAGAGTCCGCGAAGATCAGTAACGCGAATGAGGCTAAGTACAAAAACAAAATAATGCCTCCGGTGTTTGACGCCAATATCCAAATCTTCAAGGTCCGTAAACGGGTGGACTTGGGGGATTGGAGCTATCATCCTGAGGATTTCATCTTCATCGAAAACCATCCCCACTTGAAAAATCGCACACTGCGACTGCTGTTTGAGCAAAAATACCTAAGCTATCCCACTCAGGAAGAGTTTGTTAAACTCCTGTCCGACCCCAAAGCCAAAGAGGACACCTTGGCTAAAGCGGTCAAGACGAAGCAGACAGAACTTGAGCTGGACAAAAAGAACCAGGAAGAGGTTGCGCGGAAGGCCAAGGAAGAGGCAGACAAGCGGAAAAAGAACGGCAGGGAGTCTTGGGCCACTTCACATGGGCAGGGCGCTTTAGGACAAAAATAACGGAGGCAGCTCTTGGCCTGGAATTATTCCGGAGATCCATCCACCAGTTCTAAGGACGGGGTGCGGTTTCTTGTGGGGGATACGGACTCAAATGATCCTCAGCTTCAGGATGCTGAAATCCTGTTTTTGATTTCCCAGTACACGAATATCTGGAAGTCTGCGGCCTACGCGGCCAGGAGCATTGCTTCCAAGTATGCGCGTCAAATCTCCAAGGCAGTTGGGGACTTGAAGTTGGAGTATCAGCAGAGGCAGACGGCCTATACGGAAATGTCCAGGGATTTTCTAAAGCAGGCTGCGACTAGAACGTCCCTTCCGTTTGCTGGGGGGATATCTAAGGCGGATCAGAGGGCAGATTTTAGTAACCCGGACACAAAAAAACCGGCCTTCGTCAAGGACTTATTTCATTATCCAGGAGCAGACGCTAGTCCGAATGGCCCCGGGAATCCTGAAGATGCTTGTGGCGGGTCGAACTAATTAACAAAGGCAACAAAATGTATATATCCAGGTCCGGAATATATCAGATATTAAACAGTGTGAACAGAAAACGATACATCGGAAGTGCGGTCAATTTAAAGTCCAGAATAAATCTTCACATATACCAGCTCCGAAAAAACATACACGTAAATAATCGCCTTCAATCCGACTGGAATAAATATGGGGAGAAAAGTTTTGATTTTAAGGTGGTTGCTTTTTGTGCCAGGGATGTGTTGATTCCTGTGGAGCAGGGATTCCTAGACCACTATGCTTCAGTAAAAACGGGATACAATATTGCGCCAAAGGCTGGAAGTAATGCTGGATTTCATCATTCAGTTGAGGCCAGACTTAAAATAGCTTTGGCCCACGTTGGAATGAGGCACACAAAAGAAGCTAAAGCCCGGATGTCAAAAGAGCGCAGGGGGATAAAGCTTTCAGTTGAAACTAGGCGCAGAATGTCTCTGAGTAAGCTCGGGAACACAAACGCAGCCGGTAATAAAAACCATTTGGGCCACAAGCACTCCGCAGAGGCTAGAGATAAGATGAGTGTTGGAATAAAACTGTGGCACAAGGAGCATAAAAATCCATTCCTAGGTAGGCATCATTCAGAAGAATCTCGGGCAAGAATGTCTTTGGCTCATAGGGGCAAAAAACTGTCCTTCAAAACGCGCAGAAAGATGTCCTTGAGAATGCTGGGGAAAAGGTATTCGTTGGGGTATCACCACACAGAAGAGGCCAAAAGAAGGATAGGACGGGCAGCAAAAGGGAATAAGTATTCGTTGGGGTATCACCACACACAAAGGGCCCGTAAGGCTATAAGTGATGGGAATAAAGGGCGTCTAAGAAAAACAGCATAAAGGCAACAAAGTGCAACAACCACTAGGCGTTCTTGACCCTAAGAAATGGGATGATGGTCGTCCCTGTGTTGTCGTTGGTGGTGGTCCCTCCCTGATTCCCTGGAAACAAAAACTCTGGAACCTCTACCAAAAATACTGGGTCGTTGCTGTGAACGACAGTTGCTGGAACACTTATTTTCCGGACGCGATTGTGACGCTGGACCATACTTGGGTGGCCAAGAACCTCGAAAAGTTTAGCGATGGGTTCAAGCAATTCCCTGGTCCGGTGATAGCTGCGGTGGATGAGTCCAATCCTCGCCTTCCCTCTGAAAACCTCACCTATCTCCACCGGCTTCATCGAAGCGGACTCAATGACCACGCTAGGCTCAGTGAAAATCCGAAGGAACTAATTAATGGCATGAATTCTGGCCACGCTGGCCTTCAAGTTGCCTACTTGAAGGGAGCAAAAGAGATTTATTTATTGGGTTTTGATTTCAAGGAAATTGACGATAAGGCCCACTTCCACTCATCCTACCCGTGGCACAACAGAAGTTCTTCCCGACATTTATATTTAAGGTGGGCGGAGGCTTTTAAATGGACGGTGCCTCAACTTACTGCGGCCAAAGTTCAGGTATTTAATGGCTCTCCTGATTCCGCCCTTACTGTTTTTCCACATAAACCTTACGAAGAAATATTTTCCCCATGGCTATAGACCCCACCGTCCGGGCCAGGGTTGAAGAGGCCAACAGGAGGCATTTTCATAAGCTACACGGTGCTACCTTCTTGGACACGCTGGACCTAAAAAACATCCCTAACAACCTGGTTATTCGAGGAATGCGCGGACTTGGGGACAACGTGAATCAACGGGCGTTTCTGAGGGAATTGAAATTTCCTTTTTATTTGGACACCCCCTGGCCGGAGTTATACAGAGATTTCCAAAACGTTTCTTTTGTGGCTTGTGACACCTTTCTACGAACCCAGAATAAAAACATATTCAGGCAGGCACAAGGGTGGTTCAAAGAACTGCCCGAGGGAAAGATAACTGAATTGAAAGTGGTCTACGGAGTCCCCGATCTTCGGCAAGGGTCCATGTATAAAAAACTAAGCCGCATATTTGGAAACACCAAACCAGCGTTGTTTGATGTGCCCCATTTTGATGCCCCCCTGGCTGTGGAGACAACGAAGCCGATTGCCATAATTCGCCCTGTGACGGTCAGGAAAGAGTGGGCGGCAGTGTCCAGGAATCCTGATCCAAAATACACATATGAGGGGGCCCAGTACCTGATGGATGCGGGGTTCTTTGTCGTTTCGGTTGCGGACATTCATCCTGGGGAAGAGTGGCTGGTGGGGCAAGAGCCCCCCGCTCACTTGAAATTTCATGCCGGGGAATTGAGTGTTTCGGACTTGATGGGCCTCTGTGACCGGGCAACCGTTTTATTTGGGGGCGTTGGATGGATCGTTCCTGTGGCCATGGCCATGAAAAAATCAGCGTTGATACTCGCTGGAGGATATGGGGGCTGCAACTCTCCTCATCAGGTGGCGGATCCGGACTTCCTGGACGTTTCCTGGTTGCATTGGATATTCCCGGACAGGTACTGCAAGTGCTCCAGCATGACTCACGACTGTGATAAACGGGTAACAGACTTTAAGTCTAAATTCGATGAGTGGTTAAGAAAGGCTGCTTTATGATCGGCGGAATAGACAAGAATTTTCAGGAGCTGCTGGAAAAAGAATTCATCTGGCTTCCCGAAAAAGGTATCGGATATTTTCCGCCCAAAGAAGGCATTTACGGAAAAGACTATTTTAAGAACTATGTCCAGCTTGGGGACACGGAAATGGGTAAAAAACTAACAGCAAAGAGGGTTGACTGGGTTAGGCAGTTTTACAGTAACGGCCCCCTGGTGGATATAGGCATAGGCTCCGGCTGCTTTGTGGAGCAGCGACCAGATACGGTTGGGTTTGATGTAAATCCATTTGGGGTTCAGTGGCTGACAGAACGGAATGTGTTTGCAGACCCCACGAATAAAATTTTTTTTGCGGCCACGTTTTGGGATTCCTTGGAGCACATAAACAATCCGACATCCATCCTGGACAATATCTCAAAATACGTATTTGTCAGCCTGCCCATTTTTAAGGACGGGGAACACGTGATTCGATCCAAGCATTTTAAAAAAGGCGAACATTGTTGGTACTGGACGAGACAAGGATTTGTGTCCTGGATGGGTAAGGTTGGATTTATGTTTATTGGGCACTCCTTGTTTGAAATTGAGTTGGGGCGTGAGGGCATAGAGACTTTTGCTTTTGAAAGGGTGTGACCATGAAATACTCCATTTGTTACGCGGGTGGACTAGGGGATGTTTTTGTTTCTATGCGGATGCAGGATTCTTACATATCCCTGGACAACCTCAAACCCGAGGACACCTGTGATATTCACATCGTTTCTCCAAATCCTTTCTGCCATGAAATATGGAACTGGCACCCTAAAAAAGATCAGCTACACGTGGTGTCCTACCCGTGGCGGGAATTAAGTAAGGCGGAGCAGGCGCGAACGTTCAACGGTATAGCCTTGAATGACACCATTCCATCAGTTGCTGAACGTAAGAAAGAAGTATTTTATATTTCGGATCAGGACAAGGTTGTTTTGGATGAGCTAGGAAGCACTCCTTTTGTGGCCATTTCTGCTTCTGCGGGAGGGGAATATCGAAATCTCCCCAGGCCTATACTGGAAAGCATCTGTGCCCATCTGATCGAGAAGGGGATTAAAGTGGTGGGGGTGGGCAGGACATTCCAGAGGTATGGGCCAAATATCGCGTCCAAAGAGATTGGATATGAGTTCAACCCAGGCGTTTTGTCCTTGATTGATAAATTGAGTGTTCCGGGGACAGTGAAATTGTTTAATCGAGCGGCAGGGGTGGTGGTGTGCACGTCCTCCATGAGTATCGCTAATTGGTACTTCTCTAAAAAACCAAATCTTACGTTTTATCCGGACGACTACGACATAGCCCACGCTGGGGACCAATACAGTATTGGCCTTAATTACCCGGAAAGCATTGCACTATTTAACAGGGAATTCACCCTGGACAAGGTTGATGAATTAATCAAAAAAATAAGCTAAAATAAAGTCTATGACTATAACCAACGACCTCCAGGAAATGTTCACGGACACCTGTCAGTGGTTTTCTCTCCAAAGCAGGGACAGTTATGGGAATCCGCAATACACCACGGGGCATGAATACCCTTGCCGGTTAGTGCGGAAAAACAAACTCGTTAGAAAAAGTGATGCTCAAGAAGTAGTGTCCTCCGCGCATTGTTGGATAGGGCCTTCTTTGGTGTCGGGGGAGCCGTTTCCAAACGTTCTTCCGGATGACCGGGTTATCCTGAGCGATGGGAAAAGTCCACAGATTGCGTCTGTTGAAATTTTCCAGGACGATCTGGGGCCTTCACATGCAGTTGTGTACTTCCTCTGATGGATACCTTAAAAGTAACCTGGGACGCAGGCCTTCAAAAACTTTTATCCAAGCTGGCCAATAGGCCGAGGGACATGTTGAAGGCTGTGGCCCCGGCTCTGTTCATGGAGGGGGAGGAAATTATTGCGGCGTCAAAACCCTTAACCCCGGTGCTCCACGGATTCCTAGTTAGTTCTGGCCACGTCAATCTTCCAGAAATAAACGGGAATTCTGTTTCTGTGGAATTTGGGTTTGGAGGCGTTGCTGGATCAGGTAATCAGGGGGAGACAAATTCCTCGGTTGTGGGCTATGCCGTTCCTGTCCACGAAGATTTAACCAAGCACCATCCAGTCGGGGGCGCTAAATTTCTGGAGATTCCCCTGAATGAACGCAAATCCTCCATGTCTGAAAGATTGGCTGGAAGAATACAAGAAAGGCTGCCTGACTGATGTCGATTTTCTTGGATGACATAAACAATTGGCTAGTAGCGCAGAGTCTTGTGGGCGGATCCACCGGATGGGCTGTGTCTGAGGGGTTTTTGCCCCCTGAACCGGACCAAGTGGTGGCCCTGTTTGAGACTCCCGGGGAAGCCCCGGACATCGTCCGCGACCCAAATATTGGGGAAGAACCAGCTATGGCCGTAGGCCTCCAGGTCCGGTTACGCGGATCAACCAATGCTTACGCTCCTCTTCGGGCGCAGGCCCAAAAAATATTTAACGGTCTGCACCAAAACGAGCCGGTTATCCCGGGCGGAAACAAATACATCTACGTTTACTCTAAAACAGCTGGTCCCTTGCCAATGGGGAAAGACTCAAATAATCGGGACGAATTGGTTTTGAATTTTTCTGTTCTGATGACTTACGAACCGGGCTTTGATATCCCAGCACCTTGATTGGTAAATCCATGTTTGACAGCACGGGTGATTATGGACGGTCGATAGATTGGCTCCCGTGTGTTGCGCTTAGTGCTGGTCAACTGCTCATCCATTCGGTTTATTTTTCCGAGGGTGGAAAGAACCAAGGACTCGTTTTACAGGAACAAGATGGGAAATGGTTGGAACGCTGATACCGCTAGTTGTATTTTAATTTAAGGGCGAGGTTTTAAATGAGCGGCATTCGTCTAGGCAGGAACTTCCTTCTCCAGGTAAATACCCAGGGCTACTATATCTCGGTCATGGGCCTCCAGACCACGGGGATAAAGATAGGGAACACAATTGTCCCCATTACTAGCACAAAAAGCGCGGGGTGGCGTGAAATCTTGGCTGACTGTGGTAACCAAACTATCACTCTCACTGGCACAGGGGTCTTTAAGAATGATCTAGGGCAACAGACAGTGGAGGTGTGGTCTTTTTCCCATACTTTGCACCTTTGTAGGGTCATTTTTGAGGAGTCCGGGGAGAACTTTTCCGGCTTGTTCATAGTGTCCAATTTAGAGTACAATGGGGCTCACGATGGAGCGTTGCTTTACAACATAACACTTGAGTCATCAGGTACGATGTCCGGACCAGATTGGCCCGGTAGCGCATAATCTTAGGAGGATGTGAATGCCAACCCCTTACGGAGCATCTAAAGGCCGGTTATTTCTTTTGAAGGTGACAGATGGTGTGTCCCCGGCAGATTACACATCGGTGGGAGGTCTTCGGGCCGCTACCGCGTCCATTGCAAACGCTGTGGTGGACATCACCACGAAGGACGAAGCGCCCTGGAAAACTCTCCTGGCCAATACGGGGGATCGGTCCTTGTCCATTTCCGGATCTGGAATATTCAAGGATTCAGTTGGGGAAAACTATGTCCGTGGGTTCTCCATAAATGGGGCCATGGCCAATTTTCAGTTGACCGCTGAAGATGGAGACACTATCACTGGCTCGTTCTTGGTTTCCAAATTCGAGTACACCGGAAACTATAACGGGGCCCAGGAATACTCCATGACGCTGGAATCCAGCGGCCCGGTGGTTTTGACGCCTCACATCTAAAAGGTAGGTTCAACAAATTAACAGGAGGCGGTAGTGGAAACACCAGGAGCAGCTAACGAGGCCCGGGGGGAAGTTAAGGGAAAAATTGGGGACAGGGAATTTGTTCTGGTTCCATCGTTTGAGAATATCGCAAACATGGAGTCAACCCTAAAACGATCCTTCATCCAAATTTCAAATGAGTTCCGGCAAGAGCGGCCTTCCTTCACTATGGAAGAAGTGGCGCGAATGATCTACATCGCCCAGTCTGAGCCAAAGTTGAGTTACAACGGGCTCGGAAAGTTGCTGGTCAAGCATGGGACGTTGAGTGGACTGGCTATGCTCGGTAAATTCATAGGCGTGGCCTTGTCAGGCCAGGAGTCCTTGAAAGAAGACGAGGGAAACGAAGGAGCCAAGGGGACGCCGTAACCGATCTTCCTTGGCGAAGGTGGATGCAAGTTGGAATGGGAGTTTTAGGCTGGTCCCGTTCCGAGTTTTGGTCCTCAACGGTTACAGAGTTTTACAGTGCTCTTGAGGGGTGGCAGGAGGCCAACAACATAGAGAAGCCTATTCCTCCTCCTTCGCCGGATGAATTGTTTGACCTTATGGAAAGGTATCCGGATAAAAAATGAGCACGATAGATGACATTTCGGCAAAAATAACAGGAGACGCTTCCGGATACACTGCCGCTATGTCTTCCGCGCAACAAGCTACTGTCAAAGCAACATCCTCCATGGCGGATAGTTTTAAAAGCACAGGATTGGCCTTAGACGCTGGAATAACTGTTCCTCTAACTTTTCTGGCCGACACGGCAGTTGAATCTTTCAACGCTGGCACCCAGGCCGTTGCTCAAATGAACGCGGAGATACAAGGCACCGGGGATGCATCTGGTTTCTCTTCTAAAGAACTCACTGTGATGGCCTCGAATTTAAACGTCATATCTGGTATGGGCAAGACGGACATTATGCAGGGGGTCATAGACTCCCTACTGAAATTCCAATACATCTCAGGAGACACGTTTAAGGATGCGGCTAATGATGCTGTCGGGTTTGCGATGGAGTCCAAGACATCGTTGGCAGAAGCCAGCCAAAAAATAGGAGCGGCCCTGGAGAACCCAACTAGGGCTTTTAATCTTTTACGCCTGTCGATGGCCAGCATTTCTCCGGCTCAGAGGCAAGTAATAGAAAATGACATGGCCATGGGAAAAATCGGGGATGCCCAAGCTATTATCATGGGTAATTTAAACAAGGTTTATGGGAAATCGGCAGAAGCGATGGCTGAGTTACCTGCAAATCAGATGAAGCGAGACTTCACTGACATGAAAGACGCCCTTGATCCTTTGGGCGGCACGATCATGAGCATGTTAGTGCCAGCCCTCAATGCTTTGGACAACGTGGTACGGGATGTTATGACGTGGTTTAAAGGGCTGTCAGACACCAATAAGGACGTTATCGTTGGATTAGGAGCACTATTGGGAGCAATAGGCCCAGCGATAGGGGCTTGGAAGCTGATGTCTGCTGCTGGGGGCGCACTGCTAAATATATTTGGGCCGCTTATAAAAGGGGCGATGACTCTCGCGGCTAGTTTTATAGATATGATTTTCCCACTGTTACCTTGGATTGCCGCTGTTGCTGGAGTAGTGGTTGTTGGAAAACTACTTTATGATAATTGGGAATCGATAAAAAGCCTGGGGCTGTATCTTTGGGACGCACTGCAAGTAGGTGTCCTTAGTTTTGGAATCGCCATAGAAAAGGTTTTATCCCACATCCCCGGGCTCGGGGACTCTTCCATGATGGCCATTAATCAACTTAGTATGTCCGTTCAAAAAGCGTCCAAAGACATGCAGACAAACATGGCTAACTCAATGAACTCCTCTGTGGACATCGGTAAAAGTTTTAACGACATGGCCGGATGGGCTCAAACTGCTTACGACAACATAAAATCTGTGGCCGGTGGGGCGATAGGAAGCATTCAAACGTGGTGGGCAGGGCTTACGACATATCAAAAAGATGAGCTTAAAAAGCAGACACAAAATAACGCCGGAACATCCCAGCAGATAGAGGAAACTTGGGTTGAGGCGTTCAATAAGATACAACAGTTTGGGCAAACCTTGTTTGAGGGCATGAACACCGCGATGAATGACATGGTTAAAGGAGTTACGGATTCCTTGACCACGGGTGCGGCTGACTGGAGAAGTATCACAAGTAAAGCTCTCTCAGGCATGTTGGACTCCGTGGTTCAGTGGGGAATAAAGTACCTAGAGGTTCAGTTAGACATAGCCAAGGCCTTTTCTTTTTTGGATGCCAATCCCTTGTTGGCTATTCCCCTTATTGTGGGGCTGATTGCGGCAGTGTCCGCGTTGGGTATGCCTGCTATGGCCAACGGGGGAGTGTTTGACCAAGCCACAGCGGTCACCGTAGGTGAAGCCGGTCCAGAGGTTATTTTGCCTGTAACTAGGCTCAGTAATGGAAAAATGGGCGTAGGGGTCCAACCCAGCGCTGGGGGTGGAGCGCCTTCTAGCGCAGGAGGCTCTGATCCAACCGCCTCCGGATCAGGTTCTTCAGGTTCCCCGACATTCCAAGTTGCCGTTTATCTGGACTCTAGGCCAATATTGAAATCGGTATCCAAGGCTTCCCGGGAAGGAAGGGTGGTTATCCACCCTAGCGCGGTCAGGGCTCAATCGGTGAACTCCTAATGGCTGTGCGCCTATTCTGGGACAACCGGACCTTTGACGCTTTACCAGCCTCTTCCCTGGTCCCCAGTTCCTATGCCCAAATGCTTCCGGCCTCCAACGTTCAAACCCAGTTCCGCAGCCGTGTTTGGAGGAGTGGGAACACGTTAGGCGCGGAAACCCTGACTATAGATTTTGGGGCACCTGTTTCGGTAGACGCCTTCATAGCTTTCTTTACAACCCTCAACGAGGGGTCGATGACCAGCGGGGATACCACAGGCTTTACCAGCGGCGATTGGGGGGACGGGCCCGTGACCGTTGCCGGGAATTCAGTCAACTCATGGTCCTCGCCTCCATTTTCCCAAACCCTGAATCAAAGTTCCATAACGGATGCTCAGTCCCCCCACCAATATTTCGAGGGGTATTTTGAAACAACTCCGGGGGCCCCGACCTATCGCTATTGGCAATTCAAATACTACAAATCAGCAGCCAGCCAAACGCGGGATGTGGGCAGGATATTCCTTGGCCAAACTTACGACATCCCCCAGGCACCAGCCTTTAATGGTATTTTAATCGAGCTAATTGATGGGTCCAATAAATCCAAAGGTGTGGGCCTTCAGACTTTTGTGGAAGTGCTGCCACAATTTAAACAAATAACCCTGACTTTTCCCCCCATGGCCCAAAATGTGATTAATCAACTGGACTATATCTTTGCCATAATAGGCCAGAACAGAAACTTCTTTCTTCAGATCGATCAGGTTGACCCATACCAAGAAATTTACTACGTGAAGCTGGAGGCCTCACATAAAAAGCAAACCTCCGTGGTGTCCCCCACACAGACCTATTGGGTAGTCGCATACACGTTTGAGGAACAGCTGTGAGTTTGTCGGCTGTTCTTTATAATTCCACAGACCTCCAATCTGTCTACTTGGTTGAAATCTCCGCGCTAAGTACAGTCAAGTTTTGGAACTATACGGATCTGGCCAGTGGATTGTTGGACGATGCCGGTAATTTCCTGGTGGATGATTCTGGGGACACATTAGGGCCGATTGAAACAGGTTGGGTATATTGGACCCCCTTCCCCTTTGATGGGGAAGCGTTTGTGACAGGGGCTAACTTCAATGAGACTCCACTAACCTTAGTGCACAGCCCCGAAGCTGTTGTAGGTATGCCCAACTCGTATTATTGGGATCAGGTGAATGTCTACATCAACCTGGCCGCTGGGGCGGACCCCAGGCAGGACGCCAATACGGTTACTTTGGAGTTGACTTTCTACCTGGCTGACCATGGGGACAAGATATTCAACGGAATTTTTTACCACCCTGTCTTAGTGACGGTCCCCGGAATATCTCTTCGTGTGGAGCAAGACTTTTCCGGAGTGGGTCAACTAGCCGGTGGGACGACCACCTTTGATAATTCCCCGGACGAAACGCTTCATGGGTTTTTTGATTCCTACACGGACCTGGACTGGGACGGGGGACAGACCGTTATCCTCCTCGGGGCGGACAATCCGGCCTTGGGTCAGTTCATGGACTACGCTGACTATGAGCGTGTCGGCACCTGGCTCAACGACAACTGGCAAAAAACGAACCAGCAGTTCATCATGAACAATTTGGAAACGAAGCAACAACTTACTCAAAATTTTCCACAAAACATCTACTCCACCGACCTATATCCGGGCATGAACTCCCAGGACTCAGCTATTGGAACCCCTGTTCCTTGGGCCTACGGATTAATTTATGGGGCTCCTGCTGTTTGCATCGATGTTGGCACCAATAGATTTAAAGTTGCTGACCACGCGATATTTTCCATTGATGAGGTTCGGACCAACGCGGCCACGACATGGGACACGATATCCGTTGGAGCGGAGTATTTATCTGCCGGTGAATTTCTTCTCCCTGGCTGGGACGGGCAATCTGCTGTAAGTGTGGACTTTCATGGGAAGCCGAATGCGGACGGTTCCTGGATGAGCAATGCTTCGGACATGATGTTGGACCTGCTGGCCCAATGCGGTCAAACGGAAGTTAATACAGGATCATTCAGCACCTCCAGACAAAATCTGGTTATTGGCGGTACAACCCCGGCCACAGAACAAAGCATGTTGGTGCCGTCCCTTTTCCTGAACACAACACAAACACTGGCCGCAGTGGCCCAAATAATTAACCAGGTGGTTGGATCATACTTATTTGTAGACGCCAACGGCCTATTCAACTATGTGGTTTTCGTCCCCCTGGCTGGAGAGGGGTTGCCACTATTCGATGATCTTTCCATCCTTGATTTTTCGGAAGTAAAGCCGAACCTCCAATGTCAAAGTGAAGTCACCATAAACTATGCCACAAGGACTCAGGATAAGTGGGGGGAAACCTTGGTCGTGGATAAAGTGGCCACGCAATATTCAAAAAACCAACCCTCCCTCACAAGTGTTGGACCTCAAAACATCGGGGTGTCCAACGATCAGGATGCGGAGTATTGGGCCACTCGAAATCTGGTGTTCCTTGGGCAGAAGCCTGGAATATACACCATAAACCTCCCCTGGTCCGCTCTTTTGCTTTTACCTACCAACCAGATTCATATACAATATGCAAGGCACAATCTGGATGATATATTTGAAATTGTAGAAGTGGATAAGGGCTCTGCGGCCAGTTCTGCTGGATCAAACGTGGGCAGTTACGGCGGGACCGGCGTGGAGGTCACTTTATCCAATCTTCATAACTTCAGCAACAAAACGGGTTTTTGGGTTGAGGAGGACGGGTTCACGTCCGGGGAAGAAGGCATACCGGTCAGGTTCGCTAACTTGGCTGGCTATGGGACAGGTTCCCTAGACTGGAATGATGCCTGGGATCCAGCCATTAAGGCCTGGGCCATTCAAAATTGTGGATGGTGGTCTGATGACAATGGGTTTGTTGACAGTGCCGACCCGGATAGTGAGCTGGTGTCCGTTTGGTTTTAGCCAGTATCCGTTTTGTTTCAGCTGGTTTGAAAGGACTCTCTAATTGCCTCCTGTAACCATAGTTGATCCTTTACCAAAAACAGCGACCCGACTGACTTGGGCTATCCTTGTACGGCAATGGATTCAATACCTTAACTCCGTTATTGGAAACATCCTTTCCCCTGGCAACTCTAATTTTGAACAGGTGTCCTCCGGGACTGTCCCAGACGGTTGGGAGTTCACACCCTATCCCGGGGGCACTGGGGGAGTGGACAACAGCACATCTGCCAGTGGGACGAATTCATTTTATTTTGCTACAGGTGGAGTGGCCGGTGGCGGATTCCTTCAATCTCAGACTGAAATCCCCTACAACCCTGGCCAGGGGCTTTACGTTTCTTTTTGGTACAAATCCAGCGCCCCTACGATGTCTAATAAAATTGAAATCCTTTGGTTCAAAAAAGATGGGACGGCCTGTTCTACGCCGAAATCCGTGATTTGGGTCCAGGCCACTGGGAATCCATCTACTTGGACGTTTGCTGAGGGCTGTATCGCGTCTCCAGATGGGGACAACACCCTTTTCCAAATGCCCCCAAGCGATGCTGTTTTTTATGGCGTTTTAATAACAGGGGGTGTTCCGGGTAGCGCAGTGGCAGGTAGTTTCTGGATTGATGATCTCAAATTTCAGCAAATCGACCCCACTTTTCCAAAGACCGACTCCTATACGGTCCTAAGCGCCCCTCTTGGCTCCTTGGACAGTCCTATCCACATGCCGGGTTCTTGCGGGATATACTATACGACTAGCTTTAGTGGAGGGGGCGCAGGTCCGGTATACGTGGCCCTTCCGAAAATAGGTTCTGGGAAAAGGATATTGTTTATTAATTCCGGTCCAGGAGCCAACGTTACGCCTGCCGTATTTTTTTACTCTCAGGACGGCGAGGAGGCAGTAGCATCCTTCGCCGTGAACGAGGCCGCCTCTTGTTTTGAGCTAGTGGGATTAAACGGACAGTGGTACAGGCTTTACTACACTTTGTTATAGGATAGTTAAATGCCCACAGGTTCTTGCAAGTGGTTTCGACAGGATAAAGGCTATGGCTTCATTACCGAAGATGGAACTGGCAAAGACTTCTTTATCCACTTTGAAAACATCCAAATGGATGGATTCAAGGTTTTACAGACTGGGGAAAAAGTGGAGTTTGAACCGGAAAATACCGAAAAAGGATGGATGGCCATTAACGTGAGAAAATTATGACAACGCGAGTCTACACATACACTGCGACCAGCTATGCGGACTTACTGACAAAAACAGGCCTGGTAGGTGGGGATGTGGCTTATACGGCTGATACCGGGTATCATTGGCGCTGGGATGCTTTAAATTCATTGTGGAGAAACCAAGGACGGTTCCTGGCCACTACCGCTCAGATGGTTTTGATGACGGCCACAAACCTGGCTGGCTGCCAGTTGGGGGATTTTGGATTCGCTACGGATACGAATCAAATCGGTGTCTATCTTGGTGGAACAGGAGCTGGAGCATGGTCATTTCTAACCTAAAAAGGATTTTACTCCAAATCTGCATGAGCATGATGTTCGTCATATTATTGGTTGGATATGCCCAGGCTACCGTCCGAGTTACGACATATGCGGACATGCTTGCGCTAACCAATGTGGCTGACGGGACACATTGCCAGATCATAAATTCAGGACCGGTATCGGAGTACGGTTACAGTAACCAAAGTGGGTTATGGTATTTGTTTTCGGTGACGAATGGATATACGAATACGCCGTCTTTTACACCCACATTCACACCAACGCCAACCAATATGACTACATCCACTTTTACACGGACCTTCACACCAACGCCAACCAATACGGCTACATCCACTTTTACACCCACATTCACCTTCGTGCCAACTCCCGTTTGGGTATCTGTTATCGGAAACCAAACGCCTTCTTCCAGTGGGCAGGTAAGTGCAAATTATTTGTGGGCGTGTCCCCAAACCGCCGTCTATTCAATGTCCATCACTCAATTGAACATCTATGTGACGGGTGGAGCGCTTGGGACTATTACTATGGGCGTCTATAGTGACGCTTATCTTCCCAATAACCTTCTGGGCGCAACTGGTAATGTTTTGGTAGGTTCTAGTGGATGGGTATCCGCTCCACTCTCCCAAGTTTTAACCGTTCCGGCAAACACGCGGTTCTGGTTGGTTGAACAAGGATCGTCCGGGCTTAACCTCGGGTGTTTGAATAATTCCTCCGGGTCAACGATGATTGCATACAATTTTACTGGTGGCGGGTATGGATCACTCGCGTTGCCAGTCACTTACAGTTTGGCTTGGAATAACTACGGCAGCCCTACCTATGGTCCATTTTGCTTTTATGCAAATGTTATTCCACCGTATGTCGGGTTGAGCTTTCCTAAGCCAACACAAACCCCAGGTGGGCCCACAGCCACCTACACCCCATTACCCTCCCCGACCTATCAGCCGAATCCTCTTTCGAAATATGCTCTATATACCCCAAAGGATTTTGGAAGGATTAGCACATGGGGATCAACCGAACCAGCCACAAGCCCAACCTATGCCAATTCCGCAACATTCATTGAGTCCATTGCTGATTCGATGGTCACGACTGGTTTGCCGAAATACGGTATGAGTTGGATTCATGATGACGATCTTTGGGGCGAAGGCGGGACGTTCGTTTCAGGCGTATCTATTGCCGCCAACTTCACTAATTATCCTCAAGGTTTGTCTGTCCCCATTTCCTATTGCCATGCCAGAAATTTAAAATTCAGCCTTTATTTTTCATCAAATGCAACGATAGCATCGAATCCAGAATGTGTCACTGGGGCTGAACAGGAATTGATGAATTGGGCGGCCCTCCAGGGAGTTGATGGGGTTATGCTTGACACGGGCCCGGGTGGGCCAACTTATGCTGAAGTTGAAACTTTTATAAATGCCGCAAACAATAATTCTAGTGGTAGACCTTTGGCGATACTCGTCCACGACGAGCTACAGAGGCCATGCGGATTAGTCTTTGGGAATGCCACGCGAACAGGAGCGGATTCAACCGGGACATGGAATTCAGTCGTATATTCATTTCTTAATACTCTGCCGTCCTGTTTGGCATTCCAACCCTGGGCCGGAATATCCCATATCGCCGACGACTGCGACGCATGGATTGGAGGACCACCTAATTCAACCCAAGGAATTTTCACCGACACGCAATCGGAGGCCGTGGCATCGATGAAGGCAATGTTGGGAACTCCGAAATTCAATTATGCCCTGCCCTTTCAGATGTCGGTGACACAATTGGATATGCTTCGAAATTCAGCCCTGGATGAAATATGGTTCGATCCGCTTAACTCCATGTGTACTCCGGTCACATCGACCTCGGCAGGATGCACCGTTTACTCGAAAATTCTTTATGATCCAATCGATCAAGCCAAAGGGTTACCGAGCCTTAATAGAGCGATTGCTTTTTTAAACGGCACTTCTTCACCAACAACGATGACCGTGAACATGAGCCAGATTATTCCTCCGAGGCCAGCGCAACCCGTGGACACATGGCTTATCACCGATGTGTGGGGCTATTACAACGCACTCTATAACCTGAACCCATACCATGTTAATGGTGGCCCAACAGTAGACAACATCACCGTGACGGTCCCGGGTTATCATGCGGTAGTGGTGAAATCCGTTCCGTTTAATAATCAATCGTGGAGGTTTTGAGATGAAAAAATTATTCCTGCTTTTGGCTATGGCTTTCTTGGTTTTTAATTGGGTATTTGGGCAGACCGCAACTCCTACCCCGAAATCAAAATGGAGGACCAAGATGGAAAAAATGTACCATGTGAGGGCTATTTCTTCGTGGAAGGTTGAAAACAGTCTTCTTCAACTGGAAGGCAAACCAACAATGACGCCGACTGTTCGGAGGGTGAAATGAAAAGTTTATTGCTACTTTTAATACTTGCTTTACCGGCTTTTGGGCAGATTTCAGGACCCTGTTACTCAACGGACAGTTTCGGGAAAAGTTATCTCGTTCCTTGTGTGGCTCCGACTGTTCCTATCCCGATGCCGGTAACTGATTCCGGTGTTTCACTCGCTATCGGTGCGGGACCATGGACCCCGACCCCCACCCCTACCCCCACGATAACCTCAACCCCGATCAGTTCCTACACGCCCACCGTGACGCCTACTGTGACGCCTACGCCGTGGACAAATATTAATGGAAATACAATTAATGTTGGAAATTTTACCCCGCAGATTGTGCCGACAACACAGTTAATGTCCGGGAGCGTGAGTGTCACCGGTATAGGTCCTAGCACGGTGGCAGTCTGGTTGAATGAGGGGGCATCGATTATTATCGCACCAAGCTACACCTATACACCGACATTAACCCCGATCAGTTCCTACACGCCCACCGTGACGCCTACTGTGACGCCTACTCCGACTTCTAATTCTATTGCCATGTCTGGATTTATTATTCCGCCGGTTGCCGCTACATTCACCAATACACCAACTCCATATATTATTCCAACCCCAGTGGGCGGCTATGGGGTAGGGAGGTATAATGAGGGTGTTTTGCTTGCGAATAATTGCGGAACATCTATTGGATTTTTAAATGTTATTCAGGGTTCCACTACCATTGTCAATAATTGGGAACTCCAACCGGGTGGTGGAGTTATAATCCAAGTAACAGACACAAAAAGCAATCAGCCTGTCGTTATTATTCCACCGGTTCGAGCATCGGCTGTCACATGGTCCGCTATTTGGTTATCTAAAACAAATTCATTTCCTAGCACTGTGTTAAATCCACAATGATAAAACGAATCTCTTTTTCATTTTTATTTTTAATATTTTCAACAATGGCCAGCGCTTATTCTTTAAACGGTGTATCCCCTGTAGGACAGCCGGTTCTTAATTCGGTAGGCTTCCTGTCGGTAACATACGCAAGTACAACGGCCACAACACTATATTTTTCTGTAGGGTATGGAAATTTAAGCCCCTCATCGTGCGGCGCAGCTTCAACGAATGTTCAGGCATTTTGCCCGGCCTGCCCTAACGCTATTTCACAGTGGGCAAGTTGCTGGTATTGGATTGCT